GGCCGCCAGGGAAGCCCTGATGGTCTGGGAATTGGAGAAGATGCGGAACGACATCATCACGTCGCTGGAGGCGATCACCGCCGATGGCAACGTGCAGGTGTCCTACGCGGCGGCCACCGCCGGCCAGCGCAACACCTGGATGGTGAACAACGCCGACCGGGTGCTGTTCGGGGCGTCGAAGGCGAACGCGGTCTCCGGCGTCATGGCAACCGCGCTGCTGACCGTCGACAACACCGCCGACAAGATGACCGCCGCCATCGTCACGTTGGCGAAACGCATTGCCCGCACAGCGTCACCGCGCATCCGGCCAATCAGTGTCAACGACGACGAGGAATGGTTCGTGATGTTCATGCCGTCGCTGCCGTTCCGTGATCTCATGCAGGACCCGGTGATCATCAACACGTTGCAATACGCGTGGGATCGTGGCCGCGACAATCCGTTGTTCACGGCTGGGGACATCCTCTACAACGGCGTGATCATCCGCGAAATCCCGGAGATGCCGGTCATCGCCGGGGCGGGCACGGGCGGCATCGACGTGGCGATGTCCGCGCTGTGCGGCGCGCAGGCGCTGGGCGTTGCGTGGGCGCAGAGAATGAAGTCAACGACGAACACGCGTGATTACGGGTCAATGGGCCCCACCGTTCATTAATGGACGGTTGCAAACCAGGTGAACTCAGGGAACCTCTCATGATCCGATATGAGACAATCCTGAGCCAAGCCCGCCCGATAGGCGGGAAGGTGCAACGATCATCCCGTAAGGGAGTAGGGTCAAGCGACCCGAAGCGCCTGGCACCCCATTGGGGTGATGATATGATCTCATCTACCGGGCGACCGGTAGCAGCCCTTCATCGGGCGGTCAGTGCCTCGCGAACACTGGCGAAGATTTCGACAACGCCGCTTGACATGCACGGCGTAGGCATACAAGAGATGCGCGGGATCGGGAAGCTTCGTTTTGGAACCGATCCTACCGTCGATACTACTAAACCCGTTGACGCAGGCATCGTGAGTGTCTTCACGGCTGCCGTTGCCGATGCGTGACGAATAAAATGCTGTATCATACTCAGGATTGTATGATAGTTAACGAAAGCCAGTGGGCGCTTGGAACCGCCCGCTGGCTCTCTGACCACCCCGAGCAGGATGAGTGCCCGAACATGGCTAAACCATATATACCCTATGATGGGGTTGTGATCACACGCGCCGATGCGCTGGCCGCTGGCCTGACGCGTTTCTTCACCGGCAAACCCTGTAAGCACGGGCATCTGAGTGAGCGCACATCCGCCAATGGCGGCTGTATCGCTTGCAACGCCATTACCGCCGTCGCGCTCTACCACGCTGAGACCCCAGAGCAGCGGGCCGAGCGCAACGAACGGACGAAGGTGTGGAAGGATGCTCACCGAGACCAGGTCCGCGCTGAAGGCCGGGCCTACTCTCAGGCGCATCGGGAGCAGGCGAACGCATGGAAGGCCGCGAACCGGGACAAGCTAAACGCGGCGGAACGTGAGTCCCGCTTGCGCGATCCTGAAACGCACAAGGCGCGCACCGCCAGATACCTCGCCACCGACAAAGCCAAAGCGGTGCGGCAGGCTTACTATGTAGCGAACGTCGAGACGATCAAAAGGCGCGTGAAGGATTGGGCGGAGCAGAACCCAGACCGCATCCTTGAGAACCGCAAAAAACATTACGAGGCCAACAAGGAAAAGATCGCTGCCCGAGTGGCGGAGTGGAACGCGGCGAACCCAGATGGTCCGCGAACCAGAGGCCGGAACTACCGTGCCAAACTTTATGCCGCCGAAGGCAGTCATACGCGGGAAGAAATCCTGGCTCTGCACAAAGCCCAGAATGGCAAGTGCGTCTATTGCCGTGTGTCGTTGAGAGATGCCCACCACGCCGACCACATCGTCCCTCTGTCTAAGGGTGGCTCAAACTGGATCAGCAACATTCAGCTAACGTGCGGACCTTGCAACAATCGCAAGCGAGCCACCGACCCCATCGTCTTCGCGCGCCGTCTGGGGCGACTGTTGTGAATGCCCATCTGGGTCAAAGCGGCCGCCGCGCTAGGTCCGTTGCTCCTGGGCGCGCTGGTCAGTCTTGGGTGGCAGAACAGCCACGCCATGGCGGTGCTTACACTCAACGTGGAGCACCTCCGCGTCGATCTGGAACGCACGCGCGCATCCCTGGAACCCGGCCGGACGATCATGCTGCGGCTCGATACGAACGAAAAACAACTCGACCATCTGCGCGAACTGGTCGAGGCGCGGCTGGTTTGTCCGCCAGGGGCGCCGCGTCAACCATGAGGAGAGACTGAAATGGCAACGAAACCGCACAGCGCAACCGAGACGATCCATCACACCGGGCGGTCGAACAGCGTCACCGGGGCGGCGTTCGTATCCCCCCACACGACCGAGGAACTCACGCAGATGGCGGCGTGCTCCATCGGCGCCCAGATCATCCTTGACTACAACGGCTCCGGCTCGTTGGGCGCGCGTGGTGGCGCGGGCGCGACGATCGAAGAGAACACGATGGCGAGGGACGCGCACATGGTCGCGTTGGGCCTTGATCCCGTGAACCCCTCGGGGCCACCCACGGCGCCAGACCCAGCGGGGGCTGTCAGGGCCGCCGGGGCGCCGATGGGCCGGGCCACGCGCATCTCCAGCCTCGCGGCGGGCATCATCACGGGTGATCCTGGCACGACACCGCCGCCACCAACCGGTGGTGGGGCAACCGCGCCAGCCAACACCGCCGTTCCAGCCGTCACTCAGACGGGCGACACGCTGACCTGCACACAAGGCACCTGGACGGGCGAGCCGACGACGTATGCCTACCAATGGAAGGTGGACGGAGCCGTGGTCGGCACGGACGCGGCCACGCATACCGTGACGGCGGCTGATGCGGGCAAGGCGGCCAGTTGCATCGTCACGGCTACCAACGCGCACGGATCAACCGCTGCTCCGCCCTCGGCGGATCTGGTGATCACCGACCCGGCGGCGGGCGGACAGTCGCGGTCGAAGCGGTAACGAACGGAGGCAACACCATGCCAGCGACAGCGACGGGTCGAGGCGCGCAAGTGATCCTCGACGGAGATGCTCAGAAGGCGGCGCGCGGGGCTTACGCGCCGACATTCGTAGCTAATGCCGGTCGTCTGGACGCCCTGCAAAGAGCCGGCGCGGTCGCGGATGGAACGACTACTCCCGATGGGACCACGCGGACGGGCGCCACCGCCACCGATTATCTGGTTGGCACGGCATCTACCGGAGCCGATGGCGGAACTTTCGTGGAGGCCACGGTATCGACGCCTACAGCGGATGTTTATGTTAATCAGTATATCACGTCGCTGTCTTACGCGTCCAACTCGGTGGGTGGTGACACGCTATCGCTTCTCGGACAGGTCAATGTGTACGCCAACGGGAACACCGTCGCCGGGCCGCAACACATCTGCGGAGTATTTGGTAGCGGTTATCTTTTCTCACCTGGCAACCTGACCTGGGTCAATGGCGGGGTTTTTCAATCCGGCAATCAAGGGTCTGGAACTGTCACAAACGCGGTGGATGTCAGAGGCCACGCGGATAACAACAATGGCGGCGGCGCGCTGACGAACCACTTTTTCTTGTATCAGGAGCAAAGCACGGCGGCGGTGCATGAGTATGGGGCCTATTTCAGTGCGCCGGTTGGAATTGGAACCGACGCGCCGACCGCCCTGCTGCACATCCAGCCACAGCCTACGCAACCGCCGCTGAACAACATTTATTGGGCCGTTATAGGCACCGGCAACGGCATGGCGCAGATAACGTCTGTCGGGATGTCGTTATATCCAGGCTATTCCGGAGGCGGCGCGATACCGGGCGCGTTCGGTGCCACGGATATATTCCAGAGCACGGGATCGGCGGGAGCCACGAACGACACGACCGGGTTTTTGTATATTTCGTCATGCGCGGGCGCCCCAACCAGCACGCCCGCTCAATCGGCGGCGGGACGTGTCGCGATGCGTTACGACACGACGAACAACAAGCTGTGGATACATAACGGTACCTCTTGGCGCGGCGTCCTGCTGACATGACCGGACGACCGACAAACCGGATTTTACCGCCAGGGGCGGCGCGATGACCGTCTCCGTCCCGACGATCGCCGAGCGGACGCTGCGGCGGCTCAACGTCACCGTGGTGCCGCTCGACGATAGTCCGCAGTTCAACGAGCGGGTGCCGGCCTCCACCATCGCGACGATGGCGCTCGTGGAGCTTGGCGTCATCGCGTCGGACGAGCCGCCGATCGCGTCCGACCAGACATTGGCGCTCGACAAGCTCCTGAGCGTTCACGCGGCCCTCGACGCGCAGCGCCTGGTCTGGTGGGACAGCAGCGCCATCCCGCGCGCGTTTGTCGAGGAATACGTCAAGCTGACGGCGGCGCAGGCGGCGAGCAGCTTCGGTAAGGCGGCCGATCCGGCCACCGTGGCGTTGCTGGAGGGCCGCGTGCGGCGGGGCGCGATGGGCATCGCTTCGCACGACCTCGCGGTCGAGGCGGTCATGGCGGTGCATACAGACCTCGTGGCCAAGGGCATCGCGCGGTGGAGTTCCCAGGACATTCCAGAGATGGCGGCGATGCCATACGAGATGCTGGCGGCCGCTGATCTCGCACCGAAGTTCCCCCCCGCTGAGGTGAAACCGAACGAGGTCGCCCAGGCCATGCGGACGCTGTTCACCGTCACCGCGCTACCGACGAGCGGTGAGCGCACAGTAGCCGAATATTTTTAGGATGTGTCATGGCGTATAAGTTGGCGTACAGCGACTATGCGACCGGAGGCGGTGAGCAAATCCCCGGACCCAAAGGCGATAAGGGCGATAAGGGCGATAAGGGCGATAAGGGCGATAAGGGCGCGGTCGGACCCCCCGGCGATGGTGGTGCATTCAGCGTCAAGGACTTCGGCGCCGTGGGCGACGGGGTCACGAATGACGCGCCCGCGTTCATGGCCGCTCTCACCACCGTGGCCACGGGTGGTCAGATCCTGGTCCCGGCGGGCGTCTATAATCTCACATCCGCGATCTTGAGCAGTATTACCGGCGGCGTCTCCTTTGTTGGCGCTGGCAGCGGCGTCACCACTCTCAGCTTTTCGGCCGCGACGGACGGTCTGGTTTTCTCGCTCTCGTTAACGGCGGTTGTCCATGTCAAAGGTCTGACGATCCAACGCGTCGCCAGCGGCGCGGCTTACGCGAACACCGGCCTGTCGATTTCTTGCGCGTCCGATCAGGTAACGGAAGAACGTCCGGGGATTTGCACCGTGACGGATGTCGAGGTTCTGGGAAACGCGGCCCGCACGATCGCATGGAACGTTGGGATCATCGTCAACAACGTGTCGTATGTGTCGATGACCGACATAGCCATTTTCATGCCCGATGCGAATGGCTCCGCGATGGGGATCGGTATTTTCTGTCAAGGGAAAGGCGAGTCGTCTTATCTGATAGAGGGCACATTTTATGATGTGTCCACGCAAGGCGGTAGCGTTGGCTTACTTCTGGGTAACTGGATACAAGGCATTTACGTCAACAACAGCCGGTTCATCGGCAACGATTATGGCATACAGTGGAACGGGATCAGCGGAGACTCTGATATCTGGATGACGGTATCCAACGTCCATTGTAACAGTTCCACCCGGTGTATTTACACGACCGAGCAGTCAATGGGCGCGTACAACAATATACTCGCATTCCATTTCCCGTCCGCGTCGATGAGCAGTGGCTGGGCTGGGTTCGATATACATAACGCCGCCGACGTGACGATCATGGGGTGCAGTGTATTTTCCTCCGTTCCTGGTTTCTCGGGAACGGAAGACGGGTTCCGGCTCTCGGGCGTGAACACCACGGTAGTGACCGGTAATGTCGTTTCGGGAGTCAATGGGCACGGATTTGTGCTGACAAGCTCAAACAACATCGTGGTCACGAGCAATCAACAAACCGGCGGCTCCGGTTTCATATCGATCACGCCACCGGGAGTGGGCGCGTTCGTCATATCTGAGAATATGTACAACGGCGTGAATGTCACCTATACTCAGCCGGTTTTTTGGACCTTGCCGATCGACGCCGCCAACGATGCCGCCGCCGCGACCGCTGGCGTGCGGGTCGGTGAAGAATATCGCAACGGCAGTATTAAAATGATTCGAGTCGTGTGAATGCCCGTCCTCACCACACCCGTCCTCACCACAACCTGGAGCGGTGCCATGATCCGCGTTTTGATACTGGCTGTCCTGTTGTTGCCCACGGCGGCGCTGGCGCAGGCTGTCACTTACGCCGACCGCTCTGGCACCATCACCGCCGGGGGCACCGCGCAGGTGGCCATACCGGCATGGAGCGGCCGGCACGGCTGCATGATGGCGGCGAGTTGCTGGCCGCCGTGCCAACGACCGTGACCTATAATGGCACCGTCTGGATCTGGGGGCCGCGCTGATGTGCTTCTCCGCCGCGTGGTTCGTGAACCTCCTTGTCTGGCTCATCGTCATCTGCGCGGTCGTGGCGATCTTTCGCCTCGTGCTGCCGACCGTGCTGGGTTGGTTGGGTGTGGCCGGAACGCTCGTCATGCAGGTGCTCAACATCGTACTGATCGCGTTCGTGCTGATCGTGTTGGTGTGGTTCTGCTATGACATTTTAACGTGTGCCACCATCCCGAGGATGCGGTGAACGATGACCACCCTCGCCCTCACGCTGCCGCTCGACCGCATCTCTCCCGTGCGCGTGCCCACGCGCGATCTGGTCCTCGGCGGCACCGACAGCGTCACGCTGCTCATCTCGGTGGTCGATCGCGACAGCCCCGACGCGCTGCCGATCGAGCTGTCCGGCGGCATCGGCGGTCCGGCGGTCTCCCTGTTCGTCTGGCCCGACAGCAGAGGGTGCCACGGGCCTTACTTCGGCGGCTGGGGTTACGACTGGGATTATGGTTGGGGCGGCTGGTACGGGGCGGCCCCGGCGCTCTGGACCGGGTTGGCCACGCTTGATGACATGACCACCGGCACGTTCGCCATCAAAGTTCCCGCCGGCACGATGAGCGGTTGGCCGCGCCGTTGCCGCTGGGTCATCTTCTTCGACACCGATGGGGGTGGCGAGGCCGAATTGCTCGCCGAGGGGCGCCTGCACATCCGCCCGATGCTCTCACGCGCGATCGATCCGCTGATCATGCTGACCGACCCGGACCCGGCGGTGCTGACCGATCCCAACGCCGAGGCCATCTTCCTCACCGGCTCGTCCTCGTCGGCTTTCCTCGGCCCCGCCGGCACCGCCGGGTTGCCGGTTGCCAGTGTGTCGACGCTGGGCGGCATCAAAACGGACGACGTCACCACCATGGTCGATCCGGGGACCGGTGTATTGACCACCATCGCACGATTGGGATGACACCATGAGCGTCACGACAGGCACGTTCCCCGGCATCCGCATCTTCGACATGCCGGATCTGGGGAACATGAGCGACACGTCGTCGGTCGTCGGCGAGCGTGCCGGGTCGGGGCGGTTCAGCGCGCAGGCGATGCGCGACTATATCGCGAAGAGTTTCATGGTCGCGACGGTTGCCGCGCTGCGCGCCCTGGCCACCGGCCTGCCGGTCGTCTTCGTGCAGGGCTACTACGCCAGCGGTGATGGCGGCGGCGGAGAGTATGTCCTGGGGGCGGCCGGTACGGATAACGGCGGCTCGATCATCGTGTCAGGCGCCGGAACCTATTATCTGCAAACCCACGGCCAGCCGGTGTCGGTCAAACAATTCGGCGCCAGGGGAAACGGCACGGGCAACGATGCCCCCGCCATCAACGCGGCCCTGACCGCCGGACCTTCCATCGTCGTTCCGGCCGGCGCCTTCGCGATCACCGACCCGCTGTATATCACCCGTGACGGCACCCACATCGTCGGTGCCGGGCGCACCGTCACCCGCATCGTCTCCAGTTCCCCCTCGGCGCCGGTGATCTCATTCGCCACCAACGTGACCAGTGTCGCGATCGAGTATCTGACGATCGACCGGAGCGTGACCGCCACCAACGGCGCGGACGGGATAAGCGCCCCGACTTTCGTGCAGTTTTGCCGGCTCTCCAATCTGATCGTGCAAAATCAATGGAAGGGCCTCCACCTCGGACCAACGGGTTATTCCTACATCGAAAACGTCACCTCCATGCTCAATCTGGATGACGGGTTCTACTGGACCAACACCCCGACGAATGGCGCGTTGCAATGGTCATTGAATAATTGTCTGAGTACCCAAAACGGGAGTCACGGCTTCTATTTCTTCGCCA